CTCTTCGAGCTTGCCCCTCAACCACTGTTTCTTCATCTCCACGCACAAAGACCTGACCGTGGACCTCTCAGGAGGGCTGAGGAAATCCACGGTAGGGAAGTGCTCTTCGACGATTTCTATCTCTGGGACTACCCCTCGCGTTTTGGTGGCGTGGAAGTAATCTATGAGGTACGAGAAAACAGTCCGGGCCTCGACGACCCCGAAAGTATCCTCGGTGACACCTTCCTCGATAGCCGTCTTTAGATCCCCAGTCTCGATGATCTTGGATAGGAGTTGGTACTCGATGTTCAGCGACATCAAAGCCCCCCCTAAGCAAGGTGAAGTCTGGAAATGTGGCCCTTGTTGAAGATGACCAAATTGTCCTCTAGCTCTAGGCCCAGATTGTATCTGTCAGTCCACTTTAGCTTACCGAGATACAGCTTTTCGTCGCTCCAAACGCAAACTTCTTTACCGATCCAGCGGCTAACGTGTGCGTGCCAGTTGTCTTGCGTCTGGAGAATGTCCTTCAACTTCCCGACTGTCGCTTTGAGTCTGTCGTGTCCTTCTCTTAGCGCCTTCAGGTCGCTCGCTACTTGACCCAAGCTCAGTTGCTTGGGTCTCCGATTGGGGTTCACCACGTTTACCTCCTGACCTCTCTGCGGGTTAGGCGTATCGCGCCATGTAGTTGCCCGCCATCTCTTCGATCTCGGCACGCTTGTCCATGTCGGTCTCCCGATGGGAGGCTCGGGACAGAGCTTGCATGATCCCGTATCGATTCGGCAAAGGCTCCTCGGCGAACGCTTCCAGTACCGCCTCTTGAAAAGTTTTCGTGGCTTTCTGGTTGTGCAGGTACTTCGTGATCTCTGCCTGCGGGTCATCCAGGACATGACCTCTCAGGGCTTGCATCTGTTTCCTGGTTCTCTCCCATGCCGCTGGCATCTTCCGAAAAGCCCCATCCAGAAGAGAATCGATAGAGTCGTCGTCGATAGAGCGGTGGACACGATACAGCAAGCGACCGTCGTTGACCTTTACGATCATCCCGTTCAGACACACAAGACGAAACGTGGAGGCGTCGATAGTGACAGCAGTGTACCCGACTTCGCTGTTGCGGAAATGGAATCCCTGGTAGACCCAGTCGCTATCAGGCAATGCCCCTCCCATCTCAGCGATGTCGTAGATATGTCGTACCTTTGGGTCGGAGTGCTTGCGATCGATAGCTCCCATGTTAACGGGCTCGCCAACCATCGTGTAATGGCTGGAACGGTCGCTGAAGAAATCCGAACCGAGATGGTTCTGCATGAAATTGACGTCGCTCATGTGGCCGCGGAACCTCTTGTTCATGCGGTCGAAGATCCTAACGTCGTCGATAGGAGCGTATGTGGGCGAAAGAAACGCGCGGATGTATCCGTCAGCGTGCTTTGTCCCGGGCGCGTCTTTCTCGAATCTCCGGGCTCTGACCTTCCTTGCCTCATGCGTCCTGGAGAACCTCCGCTGGATCTCTTGCTGAATCTCTTCCGCGCTGATGACAGCTGGGTCGAACCATTTGTCGAACTTGATGCCGAGAGTAGAGCCAAGTTGCTTTTTGGACCAATCGGTCAAAGACAACTTTCCGATCTCTGGGACGTCCAAGAAAACGCCCGGTCTGCTCTTATTGCCGTCCGAGACAACGTTGATGTTCTCTAAGTCCACGACCTTGTCCTCGAAGTTTTGATCGTGGAGACGGTGGATGCGATCTACTAGGTCATCAAATTTGATCAGCTTCCTCTGCTGCTGCAACAATCCCCTCGGGCTCCTTGACATTGTGAATACCCTCCTTCTCTTTTTCTTCCTTGCTCTCGCCGAAGATGGCGACGGCGGCGTCTTCCTCTATCGACGAGTACAAGTTCGAGAGCAATTCTTTGCTCTGCTTGCTGAGGTTTCCTAGCGCCAGCTGTACAGACCCAAACATCTCATGAGTCTGTGAGCTGACGTACGCAATGGTAGCTTCTACTTCATCCGACCTAGGTCCACGCGTCACCAACAACTTCATGAGCTGTAGTGTGTCGAATGTGGGACTACCGGAAATCTTTTTCGCCATGTCAGTCTCCGTCAAAGAACTTGTCCAAGTCTCGTTGGACAGCTCGCGCGTTCTTCTCCATGTAGCTGTAGGCCAAGTCCGCCGCTATCTCGTTGGCGCGATCTAGGTCTTTCAGTGTTTCTCCACAGCTCAACCTGACGTAGGCGGAAGTTCCCATGGTCATGCCGTGGTTGACATCTGAGGCCCAGTACTTGATGTCGTACCCGACGCTCACAGACTCTGGTCCAGGCTCAACGGGGACATCTACCGCTTCGATCTTGTCCTCGTGGTGGACAACAGGTCCTTTGGAAGACCCCCTCCTGACTGTGGTGGACTGCTTGACTTGAGCCTTTCCTTTGGACGGAGCCTTACGCTTTTTTCTGGTCGGCGGCTTCCTTGTCATAGCTTTAGCTCCTTCGGTGCGCCGGGCATCAAAGACAAGGTTGGGTCTTGGCGGTGGAAAGCCTTAAACGCCTCGTCTCGATCTACTTCCCCCTGCCTGATCATTTGCTCTAACTTGTTGACGTCCACTTCGTACGAAACTCTCTCTTTCAAGAAGTGTTCGCTTATCCTCGCGGGGATTAGCCCGGCTAGTTCCATCCCGTCCCAGAACTCCTTCCGCTTCTTGATCGCTCCAAACCTCCCGATGACCAAGCGGTCTCTGTCAGAGTTCTTCAACTGATTCTTCAGAGCCGCCGTAGCCTCTTTGAGTGACGCGTTGTAGTCTTCGATCAACCTACGTAGCTCGTCCATGAACTCGAAGTTGTCTTCTGCGAAGGCTCTTAGTTCACTGCTCGCTTCCTCAAACCTCTCTACTGCCGCCTCAGCTGTTCTTGCTCTCCGTTTTTTCCTCACTGTTATCCTCCAAGGAATAGATCTTTCTCTTTGAACCCCCTATCTGGCATGGGGGTCCCGTGATAGATGTTTCGAAGTTGATCTAGGAAGTACACCGCTCTCCTCCAACCAACTTTTGCCTGATGCCAAGGTCCTCCATCGTAGTGGTCTCCACTTCGCGAAAGAAAAGCTGGGTGGTACATGGGGATCACGGGATAGGTCACAGGAACCGCCTTGCCTGGTATCGTGCAGGTCATCACGCTTCCCTGCACTTCACGCATGGCGGCGGTTCCTTTTCCCGCTACCTCCGACACTACGGGTTTACCCATCGCCACGACGAGTAATGGGTCTATCGTGTAAAGAACCTCTTGCCACAACGGCCTGCAGGTCTCTCTTTCCTTTGGGGTCGGGTCCCTATTCTCTTCTCTGGGCTTCTTGGTGCGGAAGTCGATGGAGTTGCTAAACGGCCTGCAGGCCACGATGTTCATGACAAATAGCTCTTCCCTGGATAGAGAGACTAGATCTAGATAATCATCCAAGATCTTTCCGCTCTCGCCAACAAAGGGCATCCCGTCCACGTCCTCCGTCTCTCCGGGACCTATGCCGATGACCACTAGATCTGCATTCACGTCTCCATCGCCGAATACGATCTTTCCTCCGATACCTCCTGTGTCCTCTCGCTTCTTTTCACGCAATTTACCCAGATCACACTTTTTACAGCCCTTCCACTTGCTGAATATGGAGAGGACTGCATTTTCCTTATCTGAGTACTTAGTCATTCCCCTCCTCAAACGGTTTGAGAACCTTATACTCGTATGGTCCGCCTTCGTCTTCCGGCCAACGCCTCATCTGCAGACGGAGCTTGTTGCACATACGGTGAAAGTGCTTGATGTAGATATCGTCAAAGATCACCACCAATGGGTGTTTCATGCCTTCGCGAAAGCGGTATCCTTGGATGCGTCCCATGCCTTGTTGCAGGGCATTCTTTCCTCCTTCCGGATGCTGAGACCCAAAAGGGGTCATCCAGAAGAGGGTGTCCAAGGAATCTTCGTCAATGGCCTCGAGAACTAACTGGTGAGTGCCGAAGATAAGCTGCTTATCTCGAAGAGCTTGCCATCTTTGCTGGACCTTCTGGTCTCCCGTGCAAATTCCACAATCTACGCCCTTCGCTAAGAACATCTCGTGCATCAGCTTGAGTTGTTGCTTGCTGTGACTCAGTGCGAGAACCTTCCTCCCCGCGTTAATGGCGTCTTGTAGATCTCTGGCGATGTATCTGTTTCTGTTTTCCATCTCTGTGCCAACAAACGTGCGGAGCTTACTCATGTTCGGGCTTCCTCGTTTGTCCAGCACTCGCTCCAAGTAGTCTTCGGCGGATATGGAGAACGGAGTTTGCCGGAATACGATCGTCGGCTTAACCGTCTGCATTAGATCTTTGTGGAAGACTTCCCCCAGGTGGTAGTTGTAGACTACCTCTGTTCCGTCTTCCCTCGTGGCCGTAGCTGTTAGACCATAGCGCTGACCGACAAACATCGTAGCCGTGACGCAAAAGTACGGGGCACTGAGATGATGGACCTCGTCCCAGATCACAACACCGAACCACCTTCTCATTTCTGGAGTCACTGAGTCTGGGTGTCTGGCCAGGCTGTGCAGCATGCCGATCGTAATTGGATGTCGCCAATCCCATTTGTCGGGCGAACCTTGTATTCTCCCGACGCCTCCCTCGAACTCCAAAAAGTCAGTTATCGCCTCTTCCCATTGGCCCAAGATCGTTTTTTGATTGACAATGATGAGAGTGTTTCTCCCTTCGTGGGCTATCTTATGAAGCGCGAGGCAGGATTTTCCTTTTCCACACGAGAGCTGTAACAATCCATTGGTCTGGTCTGAGAAAGAAGAGAAAGCCTTCTTTTGCGTATCTTCTCCGGGCGCCTTGGAGTCCAAGATCAACTTGCTTTTGAAATGTGCTTTGGGGAAATCTGATGGCGTTATGTCCACTATGGGGAATGTCAGCTTTTCATAGTCATCGCGCAGTACGTACTCTCGCGGGACAGCAATATGTTGAGGACACTCTTCCCAAAGTTGTAGGAACTCTCGTCCTTCGTCTCCGCGCACTTCAAATTCGAGGGACGCCTTGATCGATCTTGTGTTCACATGAGCTTTGGGGAGCCAGAGTTGGGAACCGAGGTAGGCTTTATCGGGGTCTTTGATCAAAAAACAGTAACTGCCCATGTTCCCTCCAAGACACCTCCCCATTTTTGGGGAGGTGCCCCAGTACGTACACTGTACGCACTGGTCCAGTCAACCATCTCTCGTAACACCTTGATTACCAACGCCAATGTCGGAAAAAGTCGCATCCCTCCTCGAAGAAACCTCGACAGGCTCCAGTAGCGCAGTCTTTGACAAATCTCTCGAATGGGGTCTCGCCTTCCAAAACGACGCCGGCATGTGTCCTATCTTCCGGACCGCGCATGGATAGCGAAGGACCAGACGGGGTACGTCTGCCTTCTGTGTGTCTTCTGATCGGTATTGAGGAGCTTCTCCTCCCTCGTATTTCCTGCTTGCAGTCATCCATGAAGTGGCATCTTCGGCATTCAGAACAGCTCGAATCGAAGTATGCTTCCCGGCCAAAACATTCCGGCACCCTCTCGCTCCGAGGATATCGGTCGGCATAGCGCAACATCGTTCCTCCTGTGGCTAACCTTGTGGATCCTATACCGGAAGACTTATACCGAACTTTCTGCGATCTTTAATTGGGGTAACGGTGGGCGCATCTCCGCAATCACGTACTTGACCTCAACGATCACAGTGGATTAGGATGAGTCTCGTGCTCCGTACAGTAGGAGAGACAGATGATCGATACGCAACTCGACTTCTACGACGATCCTAATGGATCGATCTTGAAGGGACGGATCCCTGACCACGGCGACATCCCGGAGTTTGTTAAGACTGCAGAGATGCTCACTGAGGAAGAGCTAAACAAGCTCCCGGATGACGTTTTTGCTTTGGTTGCGCTCGATCACGGCACCAAGATGAGGAAGTTCGCGTGCGTGGATAAGGGCAACACAGCCTTGTCTGTGATCTACTTCCTCGAAAACAAGGACAAGCTGCCCGTCGAGGCGCAAAAGACCGCCGCTGCCAACCTCCTCAAGGCTTGTGGGTGGTACGATATCGCCCCTCCCTCAGATCTCAGGAAGGTGGCTGGGATCTTGCAGCCCGATCTACCTAGGGCTCGGGACGTGATCAAAGGCAGAGGTCCCGAAGCAAGAAAAAAGCGAGAGGCACTCCGGAGAAAGTTGCGCAGCACGTGTCCGGAAGAGGGTAAAGAGAAGCAAGCTTTGGTCGGAGCTGCGATGGGGGCGCTGACCATGGGGACAGGCCTGATGCAGGGCCATAAGGATTTCAAACGTCGCCAGCAGGCGATGAAGGCCGGAGTTCCAGCGGCGCAGGCGTTCAAGATGAAAGAGAGTGAGCTCGCAGGTTCCCCTGTGATGCCGCATAGTGTGAGTGTGGAAAAGAGTGCAGCGATGGACCCCTACGTCGATATCACGGGTAGACAGCCTCCGGCGACAACGATCAAGGAAACCGGTAAGCGTTTTGCTTTGGTCAAAGAGGGGGAGGCTGTCTACCCTATCGATACGGCCTCGCAGGTGCAACAGGCCTGCACGTACTTCGAGAAGTACGCGCATGAGTTCGAGCCACACGAGCGGAGGATGTTCTGCCTGCGCGTGAACAATCGCGCGGAAGAGCTAGGCCTTCAGGTCCCAGATCTCGTTGCCAAGTATGGGTCTGCTGCCATGGCTAAGGATGCCGGTGTGCAGATCTATCGCCGCCAGCGGCTGTTCCGTGAAGGCACCAGTGAGCACGGGCTCTTGCAGGAGATGCGGGAGAAGTGTGCGGCTTACAAGCCAGAAGTTATCGCCGTAGCTTTGGAGAAGTTTGATCGAGACAACAATCTCGATCTACTTTGGGATAATGGGATCCCAGACCCGTACTTCTCGATCTATGGTGTGGAGAAGCAGGCCGAGTACAGCTTCATTGATGGCAATGACGTAGTCAATGAAGAGCGGTTGAAAGCTTGTGCCAAACGAGATCGCGAGCAGATCAAAGACTTATTCGGTGAGGACCTGGCGGAAGAGTTCGCCAAAGATCCCGTGCAAATTTTCGATTCCCTCCCGCTGGATTCCAAGCGTATTATCATGCGCGTGGCCCAGCAGGTCGAAGAGTAAAAGGAGAATACGATGGCAAAAGAGAGTAAGGCGTTCGGCAGCCAGAGAGCCCATAAGGCACATCTGCTTCGTGGATCGGGCGGCCTTCAGTCAGAGATTCAAGACCTCCGAAATGACGTAGAGGAAGGTTTCCAGAACTTTGAGGAGCGTGCCGGATTCCCGGAGCTTCACTACAGTGAGCCTCCTCTAGCAGCAGGAGGAGACGTCATTCTGACTGGCGTAGATCTTTTGCAGGGGCAGACTTTCGATTCCCTCCAGCTCACGGAATCCAGTGGCGGCGGCGATCTGACTCTTCACGCACTCAAGCCGGGGGACAGTGGCATCACGGTCGTTGTCACCGTTGGTGCCGGAGCCCTCTCCGTGGCGTACAACTCATCCACCAAGGTCCTCGCCATCGAGCTGGCCGCAGCTGGTAGCTCTGATGACGCAGTCGCCACCGCGATCAACGCTGACGGGGCAGACACGGATGGGCACATTCGAGCAGTCAGTGCTGCCGGTGGAGATTTCACCGCAGCTCAAGCCTCTCAGGCTATGACGGGCGGTGTGGGTGACTACGACGGCAATAAGGTTTTGGTCGGCGGCACGGAATGTCTACCCGCCAATGAGACCGGCACTACGTCCACGGCTAAGTGGACTGCTACGACCGTGAAGGTGACGGTCCCGGCTCTGGCCGCTCCAGCAGACAAGGTCTTCCAGATTTCCATGATGTCGGATGGCACGCAGGCAGACGTTCTGGCGATGATGGAATTGTCTGATGTGGCATCTCTGCAGAGCGACGTATCTACTGCGCAGGGTGACATCACTACGGCACAGGGCGACATCACGACGCTCGAAGGTCGTGCCGATGCTTTAGAGCAGCGCTCCGGCCTCCCCGAGGTGACTTGGATCGACGGTGGCGCCCCGGCCGCCGCAGGCGGCGACATGGTTCTGAAGGGAACAGATCTCCTGCAGAGTCAGACCTTCGATTCGGTCAACATCACCGAGGGGGCGGCAGATCTTTTGGTGGAGATGCTAAAGCCCGGTGACTCTGGGTTTACGGTGGAGGTGGTGGCCGGGGCTGGAGCCCTAGACATCGACCTGACCGGGACGAAGCTGACGATCACACTCGCAGCTGGTGGTAGTACGGTCAATGCTATCGCTACGGCGATCAACGCAAACGCTGCAGATACCGACGGTTACATCCGGGCCAATGAGGATGCTTCCGGATCGTTGACCCTCGACGTGGCGGAGCAAGACTTCACTGGCGGAACAGGCACCTACGCGGGAAACGTTGTCAGCGTTTCTGGCCAGGAATGCCTACCGGCCAACGAGACTGGTGCAACCACTACAGCCAAATGGAGCGACACTGGGATCACGGTCACTGTGCCAGATCTCACGGCCTTGGGCGACGCCCGCGCAGCTGGCGATATCGCAGCTGTTTCTGTGTCGTCGGACCAGATGGTTTCCAGGGCATTGGCTGTAGCGCTAGCCTAGTCTCGTAGATGAGCCGGGACTACGAAGCGGAGCTTCGCGAGGTCCTGGAGAAGATCGGTACTGAAGCCGAGTTGGGCATCAATGATGCCTCCGACATTACGGCCGATCACGAAGAGACCGTCGCGGAAGGCAAAGAGGCGAAACCCGAGACCATTGAGTCTCGGGTTAAGCCTTTCTCCGCCCGAAATCTTTTTGTCCATCACGACACAAGCCCCATCGTACTGTCTATCAAGTTGATGGATCAATACGGGACTGACTGGTTCGCTTGGGAGCCGGAGACGTTGTGGAAGGAGATCATGGATGATTTCCGAGCTCCTTCTATCAGCGACCACGTCAAGAGTAAGATCCAGGCAGTAAAGACGATCCATATCTCAGATTGGTGCTTCACCAAGTGGGAAGTCTTCTGCCCCATCATTCAGGCTTTGAACAACAACATCCCGGACTTCGAGATCTTACGCCGGCCTACCGTCTCCCAGCTATTTGCTGGTGTAGACATGATGACGTTCGTGCGTAACGATGTTCCGTTCAGCCAAGAAGTTCAGCAGTTCTGTGCTGCTTCGTTGTTGGACGCTGGAGTAACTTGTGCACCACAGCCGGTTGCGTTTTGTCAGGACGAGATTGTAGACATTCAGAAAGAGCGCGGCATTCCTGTTGACCCGGACCCTGTTAGGGACAAGTATAAACAGTTGTTATCTGTCCCTGCGGAAGAGGTAGTGCTTGGACACAATCCGGTAGACGTACAAGTGGCGAAGTTGATCATCGCTAGAGACTACATGACCTTGCGCAGAAGCCAGATGAAACATCAATTGAGGGTCTTGCGATGAACGCATATCAGATCGCCGCTTTTGCTGACGAGCTTGAGAAGAACGCTGCTTTGCCCAGATCTCTCAAGTCGTTCATCCCTCGAGCTGCACGCAGTATTTGGGGCCACGGTGGTGGAAGAGCTATTGCCGGAGGTCTTGTTGGGGCGGCTGGAGGCGCTGCGACAGCTCCACCAGAAGATCGCCTACGTCGTGCATTGATCGGTGCCGGGATAGGAGCAGCTGGAGGGTACGCGGCCCCCTTGGTCACTCGTGCGGGCCGCAAGAAAGCTCTGGAAGGGGTTAAGCACCTTGGAAGGAAGACCAAGTACGAGCTAACTGGCCGTGGTCCTCTACCAATCAAGCCGGGGGCGACTCAGAAAGAATTAGATTCCTTGCGCAAAGCTGAGAAAGCCGGACTTCTGAGTGTGCCTACGGCACTCAAGGGACTGGCCACAAAGCCCCTGCAGACCATGAAGGGCGCTTGGCAGCAAGCCGGCACGATGGGCAAGGTGATGGCTCTAGGCGATATAGCTATGAGCGCACCGCACATCATGGATAAGAGTACCCAAGAAGGAACAGCTGAGAAGGCGTTGGGGTCTCTAGGAACGGCCGGAGGCTACCTACTTGGGGGGCGAATGGGGTTACTGGGTAGCACCATCCTTGGATCTGGACTCGGTTATCTAGGCGGTAAAGCGGGCAAACTGGTAGGAGGAGGAAAGGGACCCACACAAGTTCCTGAGCGTCCTGCGGTGACGTATGCTCGCAGGAATATCTCCCGCGTCGCTCCAGAAGTTGGTAGTCTGGTGAGGGCCAGGTAGGAGATACGAGCATGGATTACGGAGCCGTAGGAGCATCCCGTTTCGCCCGCACTCGTGGTAGGATCAACGGTTCCTTCTCTAGAGGGATCAACTACCCGTCTCCCTTCTTCGATATAGGGCACACTTACCTTCCGACCACAGTCAAGCAGATGTTCCGGTGGTGCCGGTATTACTTCCTGGTCCATCCATTGATCAATAGCGTGGTTTTCAAGATGTCGCTGTACCCGATCACAGATCTGGTTTTCAACAGCGACGATGAGCACCAAAAAGATCTGTGGTCGAACATGTTGGAGGACCATCTCCGGTACCGCAGCTTCATGGGTGAGCTAGGTCTAGACTTCTACACCTACGGCAACGGCCTCGTTTCGATCTTTTACCCGTTCAAGAAGAAGCTCAAGTGCAAGAGCTGCGGTAACGTTCGCCCAGCAAAGGACTCCAAGTATTACTTCCGGAACTATCAATTCTTCTGGCACTGCCCTCGTTGTGGTCACCACGGTCCAGCAGAGGTCTTTGACGACTACATCAAATCGTCGAAGGGTATCCGTCTTTTGCGGTGGAACCCCGAAGATGTCGATATTCGCTACAACGATCTGACCGGAGACTACGCCTACTACTACGACATCCCCGTGCAGCTGAAGAACGACATCATCATGGGGAAGAAGAGTGTCGTGGAAGAAGTGCCTCAAATCTTTGTGGAGGCGTTGAAGAAGCGGAAGGCCATCGTCTTCAACAAGGATAACATCTACCACTTTAAGCGCCCGACCCTGGCAGGGAAAGACAGAGGATGGGGTGTTCCCCTACTGCTCCCCGTGCTCAAGGACGCCTACTACCTACAGATCTTGAAGAAGTCCCAAGAGGCCGTAGCGCTAGAACACATCGTTCCTCTACGAGTCCTCTTTCCGCAAGCAGGATCAGCCACCTCAGACCCTTACTGTGTGTCCTTGGATACATTGATCGAAACACGGGAGGGGCTGAGACCGGCCGCAGAAGTCTGTGTGGGAGACTACTTAAAGAGCCACACGGGTCGGTGGAGAAAGGTTGAAGCTTTAGCGGACAGGTCTATCTCTGATGAGGAAGAGGTCTACAAGTTCACCATTTCTGGTATGACGGCTTTCCCGTTCGAGATCTCTCAGGAGCATCCTCTACTTTGCTCCAAGAGGCCGAGTGGCTTCAGAGGGTATAACAGTTTGGAGGAACCGGACTGGGTAGAAGCCAAAGATGTCGTCGAAGGCGACTTTGTTTGTTACCCGGTACGACGGGCTCAATGGGCAAATCTAGAGTTGGACTTGGCCAATTTTTGCCCGAAGAGAGCAGCGACTTGTGAGTTCATCTACCGCAGACTGAATCAGACTGCCGCAAATATCTACGAATACTTTGAGCAGAACGGGGTGCCGACATTCGGTCACGGGGAGCTAAAGAAGTTCTTGACAGATGCTGGTTGGGGCCTGTCCGACTACGAGAACGCCAAATCTACTTTTACGCAACAAGAAAGCGTCGATCGTCGTAGAAGATACATTTCGGTGACTGAAGATCTAGCGTATCTGATTGGAATCTTCGCTGCAGAGGGTAGTCGGGCTGGGTCTTTGGCTACGATGGGCCTGCACACAAGCGAGACCTACATCATGGACTCGATCGACTTGTGTGTAGAACGACTTGGATTTAGACCTTGCAGCAGATCTACGCAAGGTAACTCAACGACCATTACAGTCAACGACGTGTTCTTGGCCGCGCTACTAGTCAACTCTTGCGGGGAAGGTTCCGTAAATAAAAGATTGCCCCGTTTCATTACAGAGGCCCCGGGCCCGATAGCCATGACTGCGGTTCGGGCCGTGATCACTGGAGACGGTTGTGCTTTTTCAACCAGCACAGTACGGACAGGGTTAAAGACGACAAGTCCACAGTTGGCAATCGACGTCAGGGGAATTTTACTGTCTGAAGGATTTATTCCCACTGTCCAAAAGGCGATTCCGCGAGAAGACGAGATCGCAAAGCTGCCTTACTACCAAGTAAATCTGAATGGGAGTCAGTCCGATCTTTTCGAAGGCGTTGTGTCCTCACGCAAGTTTCCTTTCAGTCGCTGCGGTTTTATCCGAGACGGGTACGTGTATCTGCGAGTGTCTAAGAGGGAGGTCGTAAAATATGTAGACGTAGTCCGCGGATTCCAGATGCTCGGAGATAAGTCCTTTTGCGTTGCTGGCGTGGCTACGCACAATAGCAGCATCAACCTCGGGGACTGGAAAGATCAGATCTCAGAAGAGATCAAGCGTTGGAGATTTGACAACAACTATATCCCGATCCTGCCTCTCCCCATCGGTAATCAGACCATCGGCGGGAATGGTCGGGCAATGCTGCTCGGTCAAGAGATCCGAGTTTGGAGCGAGCACATCGTAGTTGGTATGGGCGTGCCTCAAGAGCTCATCTTTGGTGGGCTCAGCTACTGCATGGATCTGGACTCCTACCTGTTCACTTCTGACGGAATGATCCCGATGGGAGACCTAGTGCCGGAGAAGGAGGACAGTTTCAAAAAGCCTAGTAAGGATATCCGAGTCCCGACCCACAAGAATTTGCAGTCCGTGGAGATGGTTCATAACTCTGGAATGAAGAAGGCAGCCCGATTGAGGACTCGTCTTGGCTTGGACCACAGTCCATCCCACGATCATCGATTTAGAGTGTTGAACTCAGACCTAAGTTTGAGTTGGAAGAAGGCCAGTGAGCTTCAGCCAGGTGATCATGTCGCGGTCAAGCCGGGGCAGAGAGTCTGGGCCAAAACACCATTTGACTTGGCCAGTGTTGTTGACGACGTAGAAGACTCGGGCAAAAACGTTGCTGGGTTGCGCAGGGACACATCCCAAAGATATCCAGTGAAGATACCAGCCCAGATGAGCGATGAGTTGGCTCGTATCCTCGGCTACTTAGTGTCCGAAGGCTCCTGTGCAGACGAGAGAAGGATAGGCTTTGGTCAGAAGTCTGAGGAGATCATGAACGACTTCTTGGACTGCGTTGAGGCTGTGTTCGGATACAGGCCTAATTCGTGGGAGAAACCAGACGGGATGCTCTACACGGAAATCGGTAGGTTTAAGGCGATCAGCTTCCTCCGCAGGCTTGGGGTGGTGGGGTACTCAGAGGACAAGATCGTTCCGGAATGCGTCCGCAGGTCCCCCTTCCGATTCGTCCGGGAGTACATCCGCGCCTATTTTGAGGGTGACGGTGGGGTCAAGGACGTGACCGAGAAGCAGACCATTGCGTGCGCATCAAAATCGGACATCCTCCTCAAAGAGACACAGCTCATCCTCTTAAACGCGGGGGTTGTCTCCTCGAAGTACCCCCCCTACAGAGGGAAGGTGTGCGGAACCTTGCAAGTGAGGTCTGAGTATGTCGACACCTACGCTGAGATGTTCGGGTTCGTGTCAGAGCGTAAGCGGGCAATTCTCTGTAGCAGGACTCCGACAAGAAAGACTCATGCTGGAGAGCGCATCCCGTATTTGAAAGAAGCTCTAGACTCTTTCAGGAGGGCTCACTTCCCCCATAGATCTAGTTGGGATTTCGAGAAGGTCGACATCGGCCTAGAAAAGGAGAAGTACTCGGCGAAAGAAGTGGCCGTTCTTCTCGGGTGCGATGTCTCCACCGTCCGCTACCACGTAAAGAAGGGCCGGCTGCAGTACAGCGGAGAGATACCAGGGGCCGGAGGTCGATTCGGGACCAAACTCATCAGCAAAAAAACCCTCCAGGAGTTTCTCACCAGTTTTGGAAGGGGCGTTCGTAGGACCGTCCCTGGCAGAGATGCTTGGGGAATGACCTATTCGAAGCTGGAGGGGCAGGATCTTTCATTCATCAGAGAAAGAGATGCGCAACTAGCGGGGCGCATCGAAGAACTTGCTGAGCTTCGATATTTCTGGGACGAGATCGTTGAGGTCGAACTCTTCGAGTACACTGTCCCTATGGGAGACCTCACAGTGGCTGAAGACTCTTCCTTCACTGCTGATGGGCTCATCTGCCATAACTCCGGATCGAACGTGTCTTTGCGCATGCTCGAGAACATGTTCTTGGGCTACATGGTCGACCATCTGCATCTCGTCAACTGGATCGTCAAGAGCATTGCCTCTTACATGGATTGGGAGCCTATCAAGGTCTCCTTCAAGCCTTTCAAGATGGCGGACGATCTGCAACGGAAGGCCTACAACTTCCAGCTCAATCAGGCCGGAAAGATCTCAGATAGCACGTTGTTGTCCGATTCGGACTTCGATCCCTCTCGTGAGGACGAGCTCATCAAGACAGAGACCAACAAGAGAGCTGAAGCGCAGAAGAAGGCCCAATTGGCTCAGGCTGAGATCCAGGGTGAGAGCCAGATGATCATGATGCGCTACCAGCTCAAGGCCCAGCAGGAGCAAATGCAGATGCAAGCAGCCGCTGCACCAGCTCCAGGAGAGCCCGGGGCTGAAGCTGAAGGCGTGCAACCTGGCGGCGCTTCTACCCCCGCTATGGAGGGACAGGTGCCTCAAGGAGGAGCTCCGTTGCCACAGCAGGCTATGCCTCCGCAGGCTATGCCTCCCATCGCTGAACAGGCACGAGCCGAGTTGCCCCCTGCAATGACGGCTACTCAATCACCGCTCCAGTTGGCCCAGCAGGCGCCACAAGAAGGGGAGGCTGGCGCTGTCAACGTAGATCTACTGGCTCAAGCTCAGTATGTCGCCCAGTACTTGTCGCAGTTGGACGAGAACAGTCAGACCATGGCCTTGATGAATTTGCGGCAGCAGAGTCCGGAGTTCTATCAGGTCGTGTTAGGGCTAATGCAAAACATGTCTCAGGGCAGCCCCGAGGCCGCAGCCGCGGAGCCGCTACCAGAGCAGCGTGCCCCACGGCGCGGACCCGAAGCCGCGCAAGTCTAGGTTCTAGGAGGCGGTACTCTGCCCCTTCTTCGTAGATGTGCTGGAACGCTCTTCTCTCTTCCTGCGACCCAAAGCGGTCTTTCCGGCATACCGAGACGGCGCCGTAGCTCTGACTCGTTTCCTTCACCAATGTTGTGCTCTAGACACTCAGTGCAGGCGCAGACACGGGCGCATACCCCGTCATTGTCCCGTACCTCCTGCCACCACGTGTCCGGCCCTCGGATGACAAATCTACCGAGCTCCATCTCGTAACATTTCTCTTCACCGATCAAATCTTCTGGGCAGAACCCGCAATCTGTGATGTCCGCCTCTTGATCTGATTCAGCGAAATCGAACAATAGATCTAGGCAGGAAAAGTGGAACCAGCGTACGTCTTTACCGTCGTCGAAATCGTCCGGCGTGAAACAGAAACTAGACCCATCGCCCTTTACGCTGCCTACTCTGAGGGCGATGGCGTCTACGCCTACTCCGATTTGTCTGTCACAACACGAACAATACGGGCTCTCGTCGCCGGGGCTGTCTGAATTCAGCCACTCCATCGTCTTCCTTCTCCTCTTCGTCCTTCTTCATTTTCCGAAGCTTACGCACCGCAGATTTGACATGAGTACTCAGTGCCAAAAGTACGCCGAACAAAAAACCAGCTCGCACTAATTTACTCGTCATTTTGCTCTTCTCGATCTTCTTCTTCCTCATCTTGGTCTAGATCTGAAGTGGGATCTATGACATCGTCCAACCACTGCTCAGCTCTAGACAACTGGCTATCCTTCTCCTTCTTTCTATCAGGCATGTGTGCCCTCCTCGGAAAAAAGTTAGATCGACCTTCTAGCTTCCTTATAACGAGAATCTCATTGTTTTTGACTGAGGCGATCGTAAGCTGATAATCTCCATCAGACGACCCGCAGAGCGCTTGGAGGCGCTCAGAGATCGGGAAGGAGATACATCGATGGCGCGTCTGAACCCAGAGGAAGGGTTTGAAGCACTAAAGGCTGAAGTTTCCAAAGCTGTAGAGGGTGTGTTCCCGTTCGAGGGAAAGAAGCGCACTCTTCGTCTAGACAGCATATCCGTCAACGACAACAAAGACATCGACGACATCAGGTCGCAAAAGAAGGCCAAGATGGAGGGGAGGACTTGGTCTGTCCCCGTCGAGGCCGAGATGTCTTTGATCGACAACGCTACCGGGAAGATAGTCGATCAGAGGAAACAGCGCTTGCTTAATCTTCCCAAGGTCACAAGCCGGCATAGTTACATCGTAGACGGGCAAGAGAGACAAATCGACAACCAGTGGCGTCTACGTCCGGGTGTCTACTCCCGTCGTAACGACCGCGGGGACCTGGAGTCCTCTTTCCACCTCAAGGGTCGCAGCGCGTTTAAGGTGTACTTCGACCCTGACTCTTCTCAGTTCTCTATGAAGAAGGGTGATACCAACATCCCTCTCTATCCTGTCATGAGGGAAATGGGGGTCTCCGATGAGCAACTCGAAAAGCAGTGGGGTAAACAGATCTTGCGGGCGAACCAGTCTAAATCTGGGGACCACGCTAAGGCTCTAGAGCGTTTTTACCGTGCGACGACGAGAGAGAAACCAAAAGATGCGTCAGAGGCTAAAGCGTTCCTACATGAGTTCATGGGAGGGGCAGAGCTAGACCCAGAAGTGGCTGAGATCACTTTGGGGAGGAAAGACAAAAAGGTGGGTGGCGACACAATCCTGGCTGCCGCTAACAAGTTGTTGGGAATTAGTCGAGGAGATGTCAAGCAGGACGATCGCGACAGCTTGATGTTCAAGAACTTTCTCTCCACAGAAGATTTTGCTTCAGAAGCCATTTCAAAAAAGAGTGGGGAGATCTTGCGGCGTGTCGGTAACAACATCGACCGCAAGAAAAAGATCAGAGAAGTAGTGGCACCAGATCTCTTTAACCGCCCCATGAAGAATCTGTTCACGGGACCCGGTCATTCGGCGAGGCCAGATCAAACTAACCCGTTGGAGATGATCTCTGGGGCCATGAAGACTACGATCATGGGAGAGGGAGGGATCAAAAGCGAGCACACGATCACGGAAGACGCCAAGCTCGTCAATCCTTCTCACCTAGGGTACTTGGATTCGATCCACACTCCGGAGGGTTCGAGAACTGGTGTGACTTTGCATCTACCCTTAGGAGCTTCCAAAAAGGGGCGTACTGTCACGGCCAAGATGTACAACATCAAAACTGGAAAGATGGAGGACGTAGACCCCAAAAAGGCTTTTCACTCCAAAGTCGTCCTCCCGGATCAGGTGAAGTGGGAGGACGGGAAACCCGTCCCCCGTCATAAGACCGTGAAGATGAGCGACGTGGAAAACGAAGTTTCGTCAGGTAGCATGAAGAGCGCCGACTACGTGATGGCGGCTCCGGCTCAACTCTTCTCTGTCGCTTCCAATATGGTCCCCTTCCTACAGAACAACTCTGGTAATAGGGCTACGTACGCCGGACGCCAAATGGAACAGGCGATCCCTCTCAAGCATAGAGAGGCTCCCTTGGTGGAGCCGGTTATCGATGCGAAGAAGGAAGGGTCCGGGTTGGTGGACTTCATGGGGAAGATCAATTCCCACACCTCTCCTATCTCGGGAGAGATCGTCTCCTTGAAGAAGGATGCCGTTGTCGTCAAAGGAAAAGACGGAAAAGAGAAGGAAGTACAGATCTATGATCATTTCCCCTTGAACGACGACAAGGGGTTCCTCCATTCTGAGCCCTTGGTCAAGGTCGGGGACAAAGTAAAGAAAGGGCAGACCGTAGCCGATACGAACTTCACCAAGGGCGGACGTTTGGCTCTGGGGACAAACTTGAAGACAGCCTATGTACCCTTCCACGGCTACAACTTCGAGGATGGAGTCGTGGTATCAGAGTCAGCTGCGAAAAAGATGACCAGCGAGCACATGCACCGTAAGGGTATAGACACGACCAAAGATCATATCTTCAACAAGCAGAAGTTCCTCTCAGAGTACGATAGCGCTCTGACGAAGGAACAAGCAGAGAAGCTTGACGACGACGGGGTAGTTCGCAAGGGACAAAAAATCCTCCCGGGCGATACACTCGTGGCGGCCTTGCGCAAGCGGGAAGACACAGACGAGGACAGAGTCCGTCGTCGCATGCACAGGTCTTTGGCTCACCCACACGACAACGTGTCCGTTTCGTGGGAGAACGATCACCCCGGAGTTGTGACTAACGTAGTAAAGCGAGGCAAGCGCACAGAAGTTCACGTCAAGACAGACGAGCCAGCAGAAATCGGCGACAAGATCACAGGTCGGAGTGGGAACAAGGGCATCATCACAAAGATCGTCAAAGACGACGAGATGCCAAAGACTGGGGACGGCAAGCACATAGAGGTCGCCCTCAACCCGGCTGGTGTACCGGGACGTCTCAACCTGGGCCAGGTCCTAGAGACAGCTGCAGGTAAGATCGCCGAAAAGACTGGCAAGCCTTTCAAGGTCCAGAACTTCGACGGCTCCCCGGATAAACGGGAAGAGATCGAAAAAGAGCTAAAGAAGCACGGCATCGAGGACAAGGAAGAGCTATTCGACCCCAAGACTGGCAAGAGCATGGGGAAGGTTCTGGTCGGCCCGCACTACATCCACAAGCTGAAGCACCAGGTGGGTAAGAAGTTGATCGCTCGCGCTGGTGGGCCGGGGTATGCGTACGACCGAAACAAGATGCCGAAGGGGGGAGGTCCACACGGCGCCCAGGCTCTGGATTCTCTCGGGATGTACGCCATGCTCGCCCACGGGGTGCCGGCAAACATTAGAGAGATGCAGACCTACAAGAGCAACGCAGAAAACAACGATCAGTTTTGGTCCGCTATTCAGTCCGGAGACCCACTCCCTACTCCTAAACCAACCTTCGCTTACAACAAGTTCGCCAGCCTGATGAAGACCATGGGCGTGAACATGGCTAAGGAAGGGAACAACATCAATCTGATGCCCCTCTTGGACAAAGACGTCAAGGAGATGAGCAACGGCGAGATTAAAGACGCTGGGAGGATGGTGACAGGCAAAGATCTCAAGGAAGAGAAAGGTGGGATCTTTGATAAGGACAAGACTGGCGGCAGAGATGGAACCAAGTGGACGCACATCAAGTTGCCCGAACCGATGCCCAATCCTGTGTTCGAGAAGTCGATCCTATCGCTGACGGGTATGAAGCAGAAAGAGCTCAATTCATTGATGGACGGTACGTCCGCCATCGACCCCAAGACTGGAAAGATCACCTCTCCGGATAAGGGGATCTCTTCCGGGCCTGCCATATCTCATTTGCTGAAGAAGATCAACGTAGACAAAGATCTAGCGGAGGCCGAAAAAGCCTTACAAAAGCCAGGGTTGAAAGGAAACCGACTAGATCAGATCAACAAAAAGGTGAAATACCTACGCAACTTGAAGAAGTTGGGCGTGTCCCCCACCGAGGCGTACATGACCCAACACGTCCCCGTGATGCCTCCATCTATGAGACCGATCTCTTCTACGCCCGACGGTACGATCATCAATGACGACTTGAATCACATGTACAAAGGTCTGGGTCTAGAGATCAAGCAGTTCAAGTCCACGCATAAGAACGAGCTGCCCGAGGAGTTCAACCGACGCCGAGCCGGGATCTATGACGCCATGAAGTCCCTCACTGGTGTCGGTGGGTACCAGAATCGGCGCTATCGCGGCGTGATGGATATCATATCCGGAAGAACGCTGGACAAGGACACAAAGCAGAAGGGCGGTCCACCTCGGGAAAGCTACTTCCAGTCAAAGCTGGTCAAGCGCAAGCAGGATATGAGCATGCGCTCGACGATCATCCCAGAGCCAGAGCTTGGGTTGGATCAAGTAGGCATCCCGAAAAAAGCAGCGATGGAAATCTACAAGCCATTCATTGTGCGAGAGCTCAGGAACATCGCCGATGTCACGCCTCTTAAAGCACAGCAGATGGTCAAAGAAGGAGATCCTTTAGCTAGACGTGCTTTAGAGCGTGTCGTAGAAGAAAGACCTCTGCTGCTCAAAAGAGATCCAGTGCTGCATAAGTACGGAGTCCAATCATTCAAACCGATCCTTACATCCGGTAAAGCTGTGAAGATCCACCCGCTGGTGACGTCGGGCTATAATGCCGACTTTGACGGAGATTCAATGAGTGCCTTTGTTCCGGTAGGCCATGAGGCGGTGCAAGAGGCCAAGAAGATGTTCCCCTCAAGAAACCTGTTCAGTCCAGCTACCGGTAAGCTGATGTACCGACCCACACATGAGAGTCAACTCGGGATCTACATGTTGACTCAGGAGGGGAAGAAGACCAATCAATCCTTCTCCAGCACCTCTGAGGCAGCCAAGGCTGCACAGTCCGGGAAGATCGGCATGACTGATGTTGTGAGGGTCGGCGGGACACGCACAACTGTTGGCCGCGCTCTAGTTGCCAATGCTCTGCCTAAACCCATGAGACAAAGTGTTCTCCAAGGCAAGATCAACATGGACGGCAATGGGCAAAGTGACCTCCTTACTACCGTGGCGAAACAGCACAAGAACGATTTTGGCGAAGTCGCAAACAAGCTCAAAGACTTAGGCAACCAGTACGCCACCACTCACGCTGCGTCCATTGGATTGTCCGACATCAAGGCCGAC